AACTGGTTTCGGAAAAATTGAGGTACTGAGATTGCGAAATAATCGCCTATCCGGTGCATTTTATATCCGAAGCGGGTTCAATCTAATTAAAGATACCACTTTTTCCGGTATCGACCTGTCAAACAATCTACTCACAAGGTACGAAACTTCAACCCTATCTAAGGTATTTAGGGGGTCGAATAGGAAGGTTACGGTAGACTTTTCTAACAACAACTTTGACCTGGAAAGTTTGAGAAAAATTATTGCCGAAGTCGTAGAGCTCGAGAAGCTACGCCGATTCACAAATTGCCTTGTCAGGTTGTCTGGTAACAAGCTGTCAAGTAGCAATAAATACTCCAACTACGCCCAGCAAGAAATATTTCCAACCGTAGTGTCCCGAGGGAACGACGTCCTGACCTCTCTGAGACGTAACGAAACCTTCTCATCCTACCGTACAGTAGTAGTAACGGACGAATCAGGAACAACCTCCGACGTGCTAGAGTCTTCGGGAACTCGCACACTCCAGGTTCCGGGTTCATTGGTAAGTGGTCAGTACTTTAAAACCAAGCGTGACAAGATCCAGGTTAGTTTAGAAAACCCCCTGGCGGTGGGTTTCAAATCCCTAAGGGGAATCATAATCGATTTGGGTTTTACTTACTTTTCCCCTGCTACCGGAAGCACTGTTGTGTCGACTCTATACGAAGACCCTACGACCCGGACCGGGTCTATCACCGAGTCCGGTCTCACCCTCCTTACCTCTTGCCCAGACGGACTCCCCGGTATCTGCTGGAGACGACCTTCTGACGGCATCATTCTGCAACTCCCCAACTAGCACAAACAGAACATGTCCGGACTTTATACCCGCAGCAACCTATCAGAGAGCGGCCTTAACGCTACAGATGCCGTTCAAAAACTCTACGAACCACAGGTTCAGCAAGACCTGTTGCTGTTTGCTTTTGCCTCGAGGTTAGAGTCTCAGATATCGTCAGCCAGTCTTGTGTCAGAAAATCAGATCTTTTCGCTAGTTAACGAGCCCCTATCCGACTCCCTAGGCAACGTATTTCTTCGAACCAAATTTCTAACCAACGGTTTTACGTTCTCCGAAAACAACTTAGTCTGGCTGGATAGGGTAAATTTCCCACTAGATAAGAGGTCTAGTTCTGAGACAGAAGGGTGTCCGGTGGTATTTTCAGTCAACTCCTCATTGACTCAGGTATCCATTGAGTCTAGGGGTGAAAAATATGTTGTGAGGGATTCGTCTGGCGTTCCAGTTTCTCTGCCCTCTACCGTTCAAGTAAGGCTTAGGGGTGTTGAGTCTGGGGCAAGTAACGCCATAGCCTCTGTGACAGTACAGCAGGGGGGAAGGTTGTCTCTCACCGTATCCGTTGTGAATGGCGGATCGGATTATATAGACGGAGAGCTCTTAGAAATCGTTCTAGGGTGTCGTCAAGACGAGACCCCCACCCTAAACAAGTGCTTTGTGTACACCGGATCCAACTACCTCGACCAGGTAGGGTTTGATGAGAACAGGCGATCTGCTCGAGCCCTGCTTCGGTCGGTAAAATACACATACAGTACTCGTTTTTCTAGCGGAGAGGGGTTCTTTTTGTACGATGAGACGGAGCAGGAGTGGATGTACTTGGGGTCGGATTACGACTCACTGACCCTGATCCCGAGCTCTTCGTCCCCCCTGTTATCCCTGAAACGACTAGACACGCTGTCTTCTGACAACATGACTCAGCTCTTTCAGTTAGACGGTCGGTCTCAATTTTTTGACTACGGTCAGACTTATGTGTCAGGAGAAAGTATCGGCAGTAGCATTAGGGGTTTACTGGACAGAGCCGAAGGACTAAAAGACACATTTAAATACTTTGTACAGAACAACAGAGTTAATACCCCCGAGTCATCAGAAGACAACCAGTTAGGGACACGATTTAACATCATCGATGGTAAGAATATCCTCTCCGATTTTAGGATAATCTTTAGGGATCCGGATGGGTCTATAGATCAACCCGCCTCCACATTCGCCGCTCTTAGCGGACTTGAGGGCTCGGATACTCTACGGATCAACGGGGCCACTATCCCGGGCATATGGCTATTTTCCGGGGACAAGTACAAGAGGGTATTTAGCTCGGACGACAAACCCTTTCTGTTCCAGCAAGGTCTCAAAACCTACAGCCCGGCGATTTTTAACCCGCAGACCGGTAACGAGTTAGCTAGCTCCGGAGAGTTCAAATTTAGCCTGAGTACGGCTTTTGCCCCATCCGGACAAACCACGGTACGAGGATTTGACGTTCAGTTAAACACCCTCGTGCAGAATATTTCGACTACTGCCGGGGGTGGTGGATTTGTATACCATCGACAACTTAGTACGCAGGTAGTATCGGGCTCTGTAACCTCCTGGCCACTGTTCTCATACAGAGACGGCCTTACGGTAAAAGACGCCAGGATACTAGCTATCTAGTTTAACATACGCAAAGTACGAGTCTTTTACTTTTTCACCGCTACCGATATACTCGAGGGCGTCATCCGGTACAGATCCAGGCGGAACGGGGATGTCGATTTTAAGACGATGGCTGTAGTCATTAGAGGTTAATATAATCGGACTGGATAGAGACACAATAGCAGCAAAATCCCCAGACAATTCCAGCTTTTCCTTAATCTCTAGGACTTTACCATCCAATGCCGACTTTGTCGGATCACCCCAAAAAACATCATAGTTCCCCACAGGCGAGGCATACAGAGCTGTGTTGTTTACAGCCGTACCAGCTAAAAGCGTATTGACAGTGCCGTAGGGGGGATAGCACACCCCGCTCCCAAATTCCGGGTCATCAAATCCGAAAGGTGTTACTCGGTCCGAAGGAGGACGAGGCACTTCGCTTTGGGTGGGTACCAGATTATCCGAGCCGTCGTATGTTATTTTAAGCACATCGGAGAACGACAAAGACTCTCCGGTGTCTACTCTCTCGTACTGGAAAGCCACATCGGACTCTAGATAGTACTCGATGTACTTGGTGGTGAACTGTGAAACCTCGGCACCTGCGTCCAGGATAGAGGGTAGAGTGACGGAAAAAGACAATAGGTTATTACCACCAATCACAACCTTCTCGACAGTAATTGTCAACGGAGAGACAAAGTTTTTTACGTTGGTTGTGATGGCGAGGTTGTCGGCTAAACGCGTAGCTGTTATGGTAATGGGGGACAGCCAATCTGGGCTGGAAAAAGCCGGCAAACCATACACCGCTGGGTCGTCCGATCCCGAGATACTAAGCAGGTCACTGATCACATAGTACTTGTTGTACGTAGCGGCACTGGGCTGCGTAGTATTGGTCCAAAGGTATAAACGTATAACCCGGCCAGTTTGTTTTCCACCCGCCACAGTGAGGTGGTTGGGGCTCCCTCCCAGGTCATTAGCCCCGAGCAACGTCTGATCGCTGTATACAGCATTGTTGACAGGTAGAGCGTTGAGGGTAAGTTGACCACCCTCACCCAAAGTGTTAGGAGTCAGCTCCAACCCTGCATAATTGCTTCCGCGGGAATCTGACGACCCGTACCGAGCCTCTCCCAGGATGATGTTGGGGACCGAAGTGAACACGGGGGGCTGGGCTCCGTTCCCGTAGAGGCCTACCCCGGTCGCATCCGAACTAAGTATCGGTTTGAAACTATTTCGGATAAACCCATCAAGGGGGGTGTTAGCATTCGAAATATCGTCTTGTCTAATAAACGGACTCCCTTCGGACACCTTCCACCACTGTGTCCGGGGGTCAAATGGCACCCTTTGGATATCGGGATTGTAATCGGAGGGGGCTAGGTCTGAGTAAGTGACGTGACTCGGCGACGGAGAACCGATACGCCCTTTCCACATTGCCTCGAGATTGTTGTTGAACTCTGAGCTCCTCAGGGTCAGAATACTTAACGTGTAGGTGCCGGCATCCAGCCCAGTAGTGCTACTGAGCACGTTAGTGGAGTTGGTGGTAAGAACAATGACCACGGGGTCGGGAAATATATCATCGCCCTTCGCTGTCAGCCTGTACCTCACCGATGCGTCAGAATCCTCCCTGATCGCCTTAACTTCACTGATACGTGGACCGGTAAGGGTCCAGTTCCCATCGGTACCGGAGAGCGTAACTACAAACTGGTCCGAGTACCAGTTCGTGTCAGAACTCAACGAGGTAGTTTTGATAAAAAGGTTTGGCTCGTTGGATACCAAAATCTCAGGTTCTGACTTATCAGGTCCGCCGTGGAATAACCTAATCGATATAGGGACATACGCCACCCAATCCGTGTTAGGGTCGTCCCCCGTAAAATACTTGTACTCGTTGTCAATGTTGTCCGTACTGAATGAAGAGGAGGAAATATAGATCTGTTCACCTTCGCGAGCCGCGGTGTTGGTATCGAAAACATTTTCCCAGCCGTCTACCTCCAACTCCATGTCTATCTTGATAGAAGTATCCGTTTGAATCTCAAAAGCGTAGATGCCAGGCAAAATCTTTAAATAACCATCCCACCGGATACCCCAATTGTAGATCTGCCCCCCTAGTTGAGGGGGAGGAGTTTGCCACCTCATATTGGAGTCTTGAGTGACGTTATTTTCCCCGATAAGACTCCTTTCCCTTGGCGTCCATCTGGTCGGTACATACGCTCGACTAAACCAGTACCCTTTCTGTTTTCGGGGGACAATGTCGCCATTAACCGACTGCAGCACTTTGCTGGTAGTAACGGGGTCGTTGTCATCAGCACTTCCAGGTACCGAAGTACTTGAGTCTCCGGGGGACTCAGAATACCACAGAGGCAGATTAATTACGGAGTAGGGGCGTACAAGTTTAAACCGCAATTGGCCGAATACACCCGATCCCACAATATCCTCAATACTTTGCAGGGACGGAATACTCCCGGTTCCCTCAACTGTCCAGGTAGTTGGGGAGTCAAGTCTTAAAGACAGCCCTAGGCCGCTAAGGGAGAGGGGATCTGAGCCGGAAATTTCATACTCGAGGAGGTCTAGAACCACAGAGGTCCTCCCGGAAAGAATTGCAGATCCGGATAGATTGGTCGACCCATCGACACCTTTAAGCTCGGTGACGGTAGCCACCCCGGTCAGGGAGTCAAACGTAAACTTGATATATCCGATATGTTGAGGCCCAGGGCCCCTATAAAACTGTGCATCTGGGCCGCTATGAAGCCCGGGAAAACTCCCCTCCCCATAAAACGAATTCAGTAAGCTTACCCTGTCCTGGATGCGGATTCTCGGAGTAGTCGTTACCGTACTACCCAGACTCCCACCAGCTATACTGGTACCGGATAGCCTTTTTAAAAAGGTTCTATCAATGCCGTCATTAATAAATTCCCTTGTAACGTCCCAATCCAACGCATTAAACGGTCCGCGGTATAGGTTCCTTTCCGCCGAGTCAAGTAAGCTAATCTTATCCAGTATGTTATTCAGGGACGCTCCGGGGTCCTCAACATCAGACAAGGCTGAAGACCTCTTGAGGCCGATATAATCATTTACGCCTTCCCTCTTGCCAGCTTTTTTCCTAAGATCCCGGATCAAAGTTTCCTGGGCTAAACTAGAAAGGCCAGCCTCTCCGCTGATTCTGGTTGCCATTTTGGTAGACTATCTATAGTGCTTTCAACGTTGAAAGCGGGGTAGAGGGTTGAGTAATTGCTATGACACAAAAATTGCTAAAAGCGACCGAGAGCACGGCGTTCCTGGTGGGGGAAATTATCTTCTGTTTGGCGTTCCTGTCCATGTGCGAGATTCCCAACTGGACACGAGGCCCGTACGAGGTCAACCACTGCGTCGACCGGTGGATGTTCGTGGCGGGCCTTTTCATGCCGTCTGGAATTCAGTCTACGCTGCAGGGCCGGAGCGGATCTAGCCCCGCCCCTCGTACAGATCCCGATACGATTTAATCACCTCTCGGACGAACTCCGACCGGACGATGTCGTCCATACCGAACTCGACATGGCCCACGAAGCCGTCAAGGTGAGACAACCGGGTGGCGGCATCGGACAAGCCGTCCCGCCCAAACCGGTTAGCCAAGTCCCGCTGGATCACATCGCCGAGCAGGGCGATCGTGCTGTGGTCGCCAAGCCGGGAGAGGATCGTCAGCACGGAGTGGCTAGTGGCATTCTGCATCTCGTCCGCGATGATCATGCACCGGTGGAGCGAGCGCCCCCTCAGGTGTTCGATGGGCAGGAACTCAATGATCTTTTTATCGACCATATACTCGGCCTTACCCTTGACCATAAACACACTCAACGCATCACGTAGGGACGCTACGTGTGGCTCGAGTTTATCCATCTCGGAGCCGGGCAAGAATCCGATCCCCTTTTCACCCGGCGTATCAACAATCGGCTTGATGTAGTAGATTTTGTCGATCTGCCGCTTCTGTAACTTTTCGCACGCGATGAATACCGACAGCAGGGTCTTGGCGGTACCGGGGGGTCCGGTCAAGATCGTCAGCGTCTTATTCCTTAAGTGGTCTAATGCCTCCCGCTGACTCTCATTCATCGGGTTAATAGTTCGTACTTCATCTCCGCGTGTCGGCGGCAACCCATAAGCAATCTCGTCGAAACCTGTCGCCTTGTCCTTGCGAGTCCGTGCTTTGGTCATGTAAGTGCGGGTAGTTACAAAAAAGCCGGACGTGCAACACTGACCGGCCGGGTTTCGGTTAAACTTTTTGGCAAAGAGTTGTCCTCACCCTCACATAGCTTTCAACCCCCGAAGAATGAAAAACCACCGGCCATCTCCAGACTCGGAGTGTTACCGGCGAGATGACCCGGCAACCGATAGATATTTACGCGGTGGATGAGGGTCGTTGATGCCAGATACCGGTTCGTGTGCTCGTAGTACGCGATGTGCTCGAGACGCCGTTTCTCTAGCTGACTACGGACCCAGAAATCCGTACAACCGGGCCACAGCGACCGAATCTCCTGCTCGTGCCTGGTCCGGATCGCTATATCCCACTCGTGTTCGATGAGGACAACCCGAACCCCACTAGACATCTCCAGCAGCATCGACTCGGGTTCAGTGGCGACATAGTCCGGGATGGGTGGTAGCTGGTACCGGTACGGCTCATAGAACAGTGTGTCGGACACGAACCGATCGATGAGGAGATAGTCGACCATGTTATCAATCCCGGACAACGTATCAACGAACTGCTGGACAGGGCTGTGATGTTTGGGGCTTACCCCGCCGAAATGGCACACGGTCACAGTGAGGCCAGTCTCCTCGAGATACCGGAGGCTATTTCCCACAGCGGTAGTTTTCCCAACCCGATCGGCTCCAAGCACAATGATCGATTCCATGGACCCGTTGTCAACTCCGCTTATTATACCACCCCCCTTGATCCGGTGTCGTTGAAAGCCAGATAGAGACGTTATCAATCCGTTATGACCATCCCGCCCCGTCCCCGCTGGGGAGTCCGGTACACCGCCAATACCCTCCGCCGCCAGCAATACGTCCAGGACCTGTACGATAATGACGCGGCAGCGGCCAAACGCGGCGAGCTATTCCTGAACGAAGTCCACGAGGAACTTTACTACGTCGGAGCGGACGGCACGGCCAAGACCGTGAATGGCACGGGGCCCATCCCATTTGGCCGTATCGACTTCACGGGCTTGCGGAACTTCGCCGATGACTCCGCGGCCGCTGCCGCCACCCCGGCCGTCCCGGTAGGTGGATTATATAGGACATTAAGCGTTCTGAAAGTCCGTGTGGCGTAGCCTCAGATCTCGTTGAAAGCTATATGAGAATCATTGTTTCCGGGGTCGATTCCCCACATCCGTCATGTCAGTAGCCACCCTAAAACGCCTAATCGGTATCGAGTACAGCTATAAGCTGGAGCTTCAGTCCTGGTTTGCCACCGTCCTAGCCGACGATCTGCTTGTCGGCTGGTCGTCTGGCGCTAACACCCCATCCCACCGCACCGCCCTCCGGAATAAATTCGTAGCCTGCGGCCCGAGTATGGGTTTCTCGGCCAAACAATTCGCCTATGGTGTCCTCGAGCTGGTAATCGACGCGTTGGTCAATAACGTCGATGTGCCCACCGATCCCTACGTCAACGACCTCAACGCTCAGCTAGTCAATGTCACCCGGTATGTGGGCATGGAGGGGGATGGCGACTTTAACTTTATGGTGGCCGTCTACAACCTCAGCGTCACCCTCGACTCCATATTCGACAACGTGGCATCGGTTAACAACGCGCCGGCCGGCACCAACAAGACCATCACCATTGATGAGGACGAGGTGTACGCGTTCTCCGCGGTTGACTTCGGATTCACCGACCCGCTCGACAACCCTGCCGACGAGTTCTTCTCCGTCAAGATCGCAACCCTGCCCGCACTCGGAACCCTGGAGCTTGACGGTATCGCCGTTACCGCTGCCGACTTCGTCCCTGTGGCTGACATCGGCCTGCTAGAGTATACCCCGGCCCTTGGTGGTTTCGGTGCCGCGTACGCTTCGTTCACGTTCCAAGTCAAGGATGATGGTGGTACGGCGGGTGGCGGTGTCGATCTAGACGCTACCCCCAACACCATCACGTTCAATGTGATCGAAGTGGTATAATACCCCCATACCGGAGCTCTCAGTGTTGTGAATGGACTATACCGGTGTCGGTGTGTTGTAGGGTATAGGCCGTATGCCAGCGATCGACTGATCGTGTTTAGTGAGAGGCAGGTAGCGAGTGTCAGCGTCAACCTGAAGTGGGATGCCAATAACATCACCCTCAACATGGACGGTAACACCGAAGCCGGCCAGTACGTTAACGCGTTGACCGGGTCTACAGCCAATGTCACGCTGTCAGATCCCCTTCTTACAGGGATTGCCTGGGCTGCTCTGTTCGATTCGGCCGCCGCGTATGGCAACTCTACCCAAGCGGCATGGAACAGCATCATGCTGCCGCCGTGTGGTGAGGGGGAGAACGAGGCATCGGGCAAGTGTCGCGAATATCCGGAGATCGATGACCCGCTGACGCGTAAGGGGGGATTCGGCGACTTCGCCCATATACTAATATCGTTTTACTATGATGTGAATGGGACGAAGTTCGGGCTGGACACGTACTTCCGGCTACAGAACTTTACGATCCAGCACGGGGGTACCTACCCGCAGGTCTCATTGCAGGGGGTCAATCCGCAGACGGTTGTCTTCAACCAATCTCTAGTCAACTTCCAGCTCGAGGAGAACAAAACCCTCGAGGAGAACCTTACCGAGATTGTTAACGATTACGGGTACGAGGTATCGTTCTGTACTGATCCGGAGAACAAGGAGACCAAACGGTACTTGATGCCCAAAGCGTTTAAGGAGAAGAGTGTCACGGCGGCGGAAATCCTCAACAAGTATCTCGGCAGTGTTGGCGGTACGATGCAGTCCTTGCCGACCCGCGAATACGCCAAGAAAATATCTCTGTGCACCCGGGCCAACCTGAATCAGGGCTGCTCGGTCTTCTATCTTGGCAAAGGCCTATACGAGAACTACACGATTACCGGAAACGTCGACCCGAATATCTGGAACCTGAACGCCGAGTTCAGCACAGAAAGGGGGTTGGGATACAACTACTCCGATGTGCCGTTACGGGATGGGGAGAACTACACACTGTTCTCGATTCGGGCTAAAGAACGCGAAGAGAAGCTCCGCAACGCCAATAAGGTGGAGGTGTTCGGGTCGGAGCAGTTCGCCAAATACAACAACCGTTACTCGAATAAACTGAGCACCAGCGGGTATATTTGGCGCGAGTCAGTGGCGAATGTTACAACCCGTCGAGAGCAGAACATCAACCTGTACGGAATTATTAGTGGTGGCGATGCCCCCAAGGCGTTGTTGGACGGTACGGTTATCACTCCCCCCAACGAGGCGGGACGTGTTGTCATCGCCACCAACTATTTTCTCCGGTACTGTAATCGTGCCGACCCCAAGGTGTGCTGGAATACCGCCATCATGCAGGAGTCAGTCAATCTGACCACTGTTGCTGAGGGGCTGAAGGCGTACTCGAAGGTCAAGATCGGTGAAGTGATCGGGACGGCGACCAGCGAGAAGCCAGAGTTCGTTCGGTTTTATGTGGGGGGGAATGGCTCGAGGGGACGTGAGGTAACGATCACCCCGGGGTTGGTGTGGAAGTACGCCATACCGGTGGAAAAACTCACCGATGAGGAGAAGAAGAATATAGGGCTGGAGAGCACGGCCGATACTCCTAGTGGCCCTAAACAGCCCTCTCTACCTGCCGGATCTGGTCCGGGTACAACTATAGGCCGAGTTGGTAATACTGGTCGCAGTGGTGCACCACATCTACACGCTGAGCGTATTCCCCCGGGGCCAATAACAGCCAAAGATCTTGACGGTATTATATCTATTGGTGGTAAATCCCCCTCTTCTTGGACAACTACGTCGACGTTTGGAGCAAAAGAGTCTTTTCGCCGTAGTGCACACGAGGGTGTTGATATGGGGGGAAGTATTAATAATCAACCAATCGAGCTGCTCAATGGGGCAGTAATAGGTAAATCAGATAAATGTAAAGAGGGTGACAGGGGGTGTGAAGGGGGATTTGGAAACTTTGTTGACATAGATACACCAGGCGGTAAGATACGTTTAGCCCACTTGGCCTCAGGATCTACTTCTGGTGTAACCACCGGAACCCAGGTCGGTACGGGATCGAAGGTTGGTACGGGCGTCCAGACCGCCCCCACCTCACTCGGCGCCAACATCAGCACATCGTTTCGGGGGATTCCCCGTGCCCTTCGGATCATCCCGGGCCGCACCATCCTGTCGTTTGTCACCAAGTACGATGAGTGGGTTGAGCAGGGCCGACCGGCCAGTATCGATCCGGGAGTATGGATCGCTGGGCGGTTCTCGCGGTGGTTCGTGAATGGGGCGAACTACCAGTGGGGACAAGGTGACCTTCGAGTAACGGTATCCGGTATCACCGACTGGGGTAACATCACATCGCGGGTGAATACGCCGACGTTTGAGGAGTATATGGCAGCGTTTCAGAAATCCGGAGACTTCAAGGAGACTAAGGACTATTACGGATACATCCGATCGGCTGGCGACTTGTGCTGGTTGCTGACGGATGGAAAAACGTCCTGCGAAGTGTTCTGTGCAGATGCTCAGCAGTTTCAGAACTACCTGAGGGCGGGCCAGGACCAGGCCGACCCGTCGGTAACAAGCAGCTATCCCGCGGCTAATTGCCAATACACTGGGTCCAAGTACCCCCGCGACCGGGTCAACGCAATCATCAATGCGGCAAGGCAGGGCGGTATCAATACAAAGGCGGGATACGCTGGGGTTGTCGGCAATGCGCTGGCTGAATCCACTGTTAGATTAGATCCCTCCATTCCTAATAGTGCAGGGTGTATAGGTATTTTGCAATGGTGTAAGGGTAGAAGAGCTTCACTAGAAAAATTTGCCTCTGGTCAAGGAAAATCGTTTACAAATTTTGACGTACAAATGCAATGGTTCGTTAAAGAGCTCCAAGGTGGTGACTTTGCTGGCCCAGAAACAGTAAAGCTGTTAAATAGTTCCTCAGATCCGTCCCAAGCTGCTTTTCTATTCGGTACCAAATTTGAGAGGGCTATTATAAACAACGTACCAAATACTCTGCAAGACCGAGGGAAGAGAGAAGCCTATGCCCGGGAGATCTTTAACGATCTGGAATGTCAACGGGTTAACCCCTAACCCACCATGCTCCTCATCAAGTCCATCCTCGGCATGTTCATGCGCGATGTGATCGAGGACTCGGTCCGGAGTGTCGCCAAGCGTGAAGCGGTGGCACAACTGTCCGAATCGGTCAGGGTGGAATTTCTCCGGACCGTAGCCGAGGGATACACCCGCGAGATCACGCACAACATCGGACAATACGTCCGATCGGTAGAGGCCATATCCGTAGTGGTGTCAAGCGACAACACCGGCGAGAGGTTGTACACCGCCCTACAGAGTTCGCTGAAAAACCTCGAGGTTGAGTTGGAACGTCAGGGTCCCGACTCCCCGGTCATCAAGTACCTGCAGGAGAGGTATGGGGGACGAGACACCGCCTCTGTGGTGGGTTTGCAACAACGCCCGGTGTACTCAATGCTGTCGGGTTATTCCGAATCCGCCCAGTCCGATCAGCCCTGGCTCAACCGTGTACTGAAGGACTCCCCCGAGATCGGAGAGATCCTGGCCACCGAAGCATCAAGAATCTTCGACCGGCTGTTCAGCGCTTCGCCCGACATAGCGAGCCCCCTTTGAAGTATTTTCCGCCGCATCCAGGACCTGGAACTCCGCGTGCAGGGCATGGTAATCGAACCACGATTCGGCCATTTCGACCGACTCCAGCCGACACACGGTCCCCCGACACCTCACTGCTATGGTTTCCAGATCCAACCCGTTCTCCCTACACCACTCCTCCACCAACCGTATAAACGGATACACATGATCGACGTGGTACGGCCCCAGGATGGGGCGGCCAGTCAACGACGACTTTATGACCGATTTGCCCGCAAACCGCCTCCGGTATTCTCGGATCTGCGGCTCGACAATATCCCGTAGCGACCTCAACACGTCCCGACGATTAACTTTCCCCTGATCGGGTGTGTTGGTGTTGGGGAACATCGCTCGGACGACTACCTGCTTCCCCACCCACACCTCATGCCCGGAGTTCGGAGTTACAAGCGCAATCCCTTTGACTCGCTTCCCGTTAAACGACCTCTGCACGACCCGGAACTGCACCTGACCACGATCCATGATCCGGGCGAATCGCAAAATCCGCCGCAGGACATCCGACACGAACGATGAGTCGTCGGGTGACACGGTCAAACCAATCTCATACCCCGATACTATCGCCGACCATCTCGCCCCAAACCCCTTCTTGTTGTACTGGGTGCCCGCTACCTCTACGTACCTTCTTGCCGACACTCCGACCCTCCCAATACCCGCTCCATCAACTCGCTAGTACGTTCCCGAATCTTATCCGAAGAGTTAATACCAGGGTACTTCCGAAACAACGTAGAATTTGCCCGCTTATCCACATACGTGTCGGTTAAAAACTCCAGGTCGGGTTGGGACAACGACATCAAGTTTTCCGTAACATCCCCATAGTCATCTAACATCTTCCCCAAGCTATCATCATTGATGTCGATTGCATCCACGGGCATTTCCGTGTCTTCGTTGATCTCTAGGAAAGTGGTCTGGTAAGCGGACCGGGTCTCAGAGATCAACGAGACGTGGATGTCCGTTAGCCTCGAGAGCTCCTGATTCGATATGTTGGGGTCGGATCCGATGTACTTCCGGATCTTCATGTAGCAGTCGGCGTATGTTCGGGGGATCCGGATCATCCGAGAGTGATCACGCAAGTAGTTAAGTACCTGGAAGGTGAGTGAGCGATTCAGCCACGTACTGAAGTTCGCCTTACCCGGGTCCCATTTGTCGTAAAGCTTAACCATCGCCTCGAGAGCCACAGACCTCAGGTCGTCATACGGCAACCCGCTAAACTGCGACACCTTGCGGGCCGTGTTGCCCGCTTTCCACATATTCTCCCGGATGTGTTTGTCCCGGGTCCGTTCGTACTCCGACCTGGGGACACCCTTTAACGGTTCGAGCTCTATAGGTCGCATGTTAGTTTTTGCATGATTTGATTACAAAGTCCTTGAGTTGTGAGGCGGGCATGATCCCATCACCATTGAAGGCGACCAGCTCGCACTCATCGTCGAAGATGGCTATCTCCGGGGTGCCGTTACCGGACTGGCCGGGCACTAACGACTCCAGGAATTCCCAACCATCCTCCTGGACGTCCATTTCTCCCCAGCCCACCTGGAGCTCGGGATACTCCTCGGCCACTTCACCTGCCACCTTCGCCCAGATGGGGGCCATGGCGTCGCACGCCGGGCAGCCCGGCTGACCGAATAAAACCACCCTGTACTTAAATTCGCTCATAGTTCCTCCCGCTAGTTACGAGTACGTACGTACTATAGCACAAATTTCCGTTACAAGTAGTTTGTCCGTATCGATCCGCGCTCCAGTCTCCCCGTAATCCGTTGCTGCCCCCCTCGATGGTTTGCCATTGGCAAGTGGATACGACTACCGCCGTGAGCAGCCTTGGCCGAACCCATAATCTCATCCCTATATATCTTCAAACCGCTGCAGAAAGAATCTACAAAGTCATCCCCCTTAACATAAGGGAAAGAGCATAGTTCGGACATAAGCTCTGCCAAGCCAGGGATTCCGGCGTAAACTGAGACTCGTCCATCCTCAGCTATAGGAGCAACCTCGTTTGCCCTCAAAACCTTATCCTTGCTGGGGATGATCTCCTTGACAGGGATTTGAATCTCTTTCCGGAGCATTTGTATGAGTGGAAGGCCCGACGCTCGAGCTTCAATGTAGAGAGAACGGACTTTCCAACTTTTCATAAGCATGGGCATCATCTTCAGAAGGTCCGGGAACTCCATTTTTTCCTTAAACACGTGGATCAGGTGGAGTTTTCGGGTCTTTCGAACAACCCCAAAGATACAAATAACCGATGAGTCGTTCTGCTCTCCCTTTTTAAGGGCTGTATCGGCTGTGGCGTACACAAACTCATACGACTCCCTATTTTTCTCATGCTGCTCGAACCAGTGCAGCTTGTAGATCGATCCGTCTTCACCCCTGGGCTGCCCCTGGTACAGGACGTTAAAGGTCTTTTGATCTTGCTTCTTAATAGACTCTAGTACTGATGACGGAAAGAATTCTGGCCAATGGGACTCATCTAGCTTCCTACCCATGGGATCGTTTTCCTCATTAATGCAAAGGGCCGGAACATTCAGAACCCTCCACCGATCCGGATCAGACTCGATCAGTCTTCCTGTAGTGTCATGGACATGAAATCTCGTACCAACTGACATCAGCGCGTAGTTGGGCAACATACGAGTGCCAAACTGCTGACTTACCCAGCCCCAAGTACTCTCTAGAACCTGAGGACTAGTACCGTCCTGGATAACGTCATCTAGGATACCTAGTCCGGGCATATCGTCGTTGCTGATAGAACCAAAACCGAAACCCGTTACTCCACTGCCAGCCGAAGCACTCATGATAATCCCCCCCTGCTGACTCCTAATTACCTTCAGATTGCAGTCAGCCCTTTTGATTGTAAACTCCGGAAACAACCACTGAAACGCTTCCGAGGTTACAAATTCCAGGATCGAGCGGGAGTTTTCGGTGGTTAGTTTGAGAGCGTAACTAGCCAAAATGTGCTGAGAAGTGGGAGATCTGCCGAAAGCGAAGCTTGGTAGCAGTCTGGATATCAGTAAGGATTTTCCAGTACGTGGAGGAAGAGAGATGGCGGTACGTTGATAGTCGATATCCCCGTCACTAACCTTCTGTGCCCAGTCGCAAATCAACCTGTGGACGTCGTAAGGTTGAAATACCCCACTTCCAGGCACTTCCCGAGTAATAAACTTTGAGTAGATAAGAAATTCGGTCCGACACCTCAAACGGAGTAACTCCTTCCTCTGGTCAGGATTCAAGTCCTCAACCTTCAAACTCATTTCGGCAACGAGCTGTCTTTCATGAACCAGTTGGACCTTATTCACAAGCCGTCTTTCCCTCTCGAGCCGTAATGGCGTCGTATATCGAGCTTTCACCCGGTGCGGAGGAGAGGGGGTCCACGGCACCCGTCCCCTTCAATCTCTTCACCTGATCCGGCGACAGCACCGAATCCAGGAGTTGCCGGGGCTGGGGTGATGTCTCGCCCAGTTTCGACTCAGCGCTGATTGCCAGGATCCGGTCCCGGTCGAACAGTGTGCGTTCGGAGGGATAGGGGGCGGGGATAGCCGGCCCGTAGGTTCCCAGCACCGAGCCGAAGTCGACACCTGGTGTCAGGCTGCGCCATTCCCGGTCCGCCGGAGTAATTCCCCCCCTCAAGATCTTCAGGGCTTCGGTGCGATTCTTTTTACCCAGAGCCGCCAAGCCGGGTATATTACCAAACGAGTCAGCCAGATTCCGAGTCAACCTGACCCCCGCACTACCCCCCCTCTTAACCTGATCCAGCTTTTTCACAAACTTGTACAGGTCTCGGATGGCCTGAGCGTTCTCCCGAGCATCGTTGATAATATCTGGGAGAACCCCGCCCCCCTTCTTGTACACAATGTTCGTGAGCAGATTGTACATCGAGTCAATCAGTTTTCGCTCTACCGACTCCACCCCTGTGATGTTGTTGTCGGCGGTCTTAAACGACTTCTCAACGGCCTCGAAGGTATATGCCATTTCGGCCATATGCTCGGGGAGGTCCGCGAACCTCGAGGCGTTGAACCGCTCAGCCATATCCTTCACCCGGCTGACCTGCTCAACCATCTTGGTCAGGTCGGTCCGATTCGACGGGATCAGGTTCGACCCCACCAGCGTATTGGTGAGCCCTTGGGCCTGTGCTACCGGGCCCGTATTGTTAGGTACTGGGGCTCCGCCCGGACTATACGCGTTGGAGTTATTGGCCGTCAACGCTCCACACTTCTCAAGGATGTTATTTCCATCACTATCTTCCCCGTGAGAGACTTTGCGGCACTTGGGTCCGCAAGGGCAATCAGAAGCCGAAGGGGACCCCGATCCAAATACCCCTTTCAGTCCCTCAACCCCACTAATAATGGTCGCGGCGGCATTAAAATCACCACCGACAAGTTCGCTGAGCTGGTCGATACCCAGACCGCCAGCCCCTAGCAGTTTTGTCATCGATTCGCCCTGACCAATAAGGCCCAGGGCCGTAGTGGCTAAGACCGGCAATGACCCCAATCCGGGCGCTAACTTTGACACCGCATCGAGATTGGATAACGACCCGAACAGCTTCGGTATCTCCCCAAACGACCCCGTGGTTAGTCCTGTCGCTATGTTCTCCAGCAGTGCCGGAGTCACCACATTATTTCCTACAGCGATATTAATGGTGCTGGTGATTGCCCCCAGCAACCCGCCACCCGAGGCGGAGTTAAGGATGGTACCTAGGGAAGTGGGGTACGCTGACGCCAACAAGCCCTGCGCAATATCGATCGCCGGTCCGACATACTTGCTTACTTCGGGGGGTAGTTCATCCAACCCAACCGCCACCGCACTATCTATGGCTCCGGCTATACCCCCACTCATCAGCCCGGTCATTACCGATGCGGCCCGAGGCTCCAAAGTGAGTAGCGCATTGCGGAGGGTGTCTTGCCCGATCTGGAGCAATGCGGCGCCGGTATCCCCCGCCACAACCCCATTCACCAATACGTCCGCTGCGGCACCCACCCCCGCCAAGACGGTCCCGGTCTCCAGTGTCAGTGAGCCGTTGTCGTCGAGCTCGTCCCGTATCGTCTGGAACAACGTCTCGACGGGGATTCCAGTCCGGCTAGACAATGCCTCCCGGGCCGCCTGCTGCAGCGTATCGGCCCCATCAAACGCGGTTGCCGGAACCAGCGATGCGGACTCCAGTAGGGCTCGTAGGGCGGGGTCCGTACCGGTGAGTGGGATGTTCCCAATCACAGTGTCGAAAACTACCCCGGCCACATCTCCAGCGACCCAGTCATAATTTGTAGCCGCTACCGCCTCCTCCTCCAGCGCCTTGACCGGCTTGTAGCTGGTCGTGAACTCGACACGGCTTAGCGGTTTATCCCGGGTGTGAAATTTGTGCGGGAGACGCTGACCCTGCTTCACCCACTTCATCGAACCTTGATACCGTTGACATATCAACAGCTCGGAGTTATTACCATCATCGAGTAGAGCCTCCATACCGTGGAGTTTCTCAGTGCAGTTGGGCATTGTGGTCCGGAAGTACGTAGGGACCGCACTGCTGGGACGCCAACTCCACGACTTGTTCTCATCCCGTTGACATATCATCTTGATGGTGCGGAACCCCCGATCCTCGGAGAACTCGTGTTCTTCACCGGCTAGCGCCTCACTGCACTCCGGGATGCCCGGGTTCCTCTTCTGCCCCTGCTCGATCGCCAATGTGGTCTCGTTGCCGGGGTTCACCCCCTTCTCGACCCACAACCCATTGGTAATGGACTTCCAGGCCCAGGCCGGTTTCGACCCTACCTGCTTACTGGTGCGGCGCAAACACACCACGACATCCTGATTCATCTCATTGCTGAGGATGTATACCCGCCCCTGATTACCCTCGTTACACGACATTCCCGGGTCGGTGGACCCATTCCACACCGCCATGCTCTCATCGATCACCGGAAGTTGCAGCGGGTTTCCGTTAACCCCCACGCCCGGATCGCTCCGGACTACCCCGATCACATACATATCATCCGAACGGCCACGCCTTTTACCAACCAGTACCTGAGCACCGATATACCTAGCACTCAGCGTCCCGCTATTCGATCCGGAGACGGGTATCCAGGATGATGTGATCTGATCGTCGGTCGTCACCTTGACCCTGCCCAACTTAAGGGGGTCGTTGACATCTGCTATCACTCCCTCCTCATTGAACGGGTCGGCGTATGGGACACCTAGAGTCTCGATGATCCGGGTCTGGGCTTGCGCCATCGACGCTATAGGGATAAACGGATTCTTTTGCATGTTGTTAGTTAACTACCACTTCCGGTTCAAAGAACACATCATCGGCAACCAGCAAATCGGCCACTGAATACGCATACTGTACACGGTTTAAAGATGTACTGGGGGCGTAGTTATCCATTACGGACACAGCAGCGTCCCAGCTACGACCGTTCCGGTTGTAGTAAAAGGGCATGCGTATGATTGTTGTATTAGCTGACAGCTCGTCCTGACACGTACCGACACCGGAGATGAGCTGGTTGGGGTAATTGGCTACTTCCGCGTCTGTGTCGGTTCCAGCCCTCAACACATCTACGATATACGGCACGTTGATGGGGGCACTGAGCTCGCGATCCCGCAGCCCGCTACGGATAACAAAAGTGCCTGTGGCCGAGTCGTACCTCAACTCGCCGGGGGTGTGGGCTTTTATCCCCAGCGCCCAAAACATAAACAGCAAGGTCAGCATGCTACCGCGGGAGGGTAAGATTCCCTGCCAACGAGACACATCTACAACCAGGTTGTTAAAGGTCCCGATAGTGGTTAGGTCGGTTGTGGTGTTGTACACTCGGCCGCTATACCTATACGCAGTAGTGACCACTCCGGTGCCCGAGTTCACTTGGACCCGCTCGATCCGTCCCGTATCGATACGGCGCAGCGTATCCAGTGAGGAGTCCTGGGTCCACATCGATCCGGACACAGCGTTGACATGGGCGTTCCGGAGCAAGAGGCGTTTGGTGGCATTGGGCCACTCCAGGTTCCATAGTCCGCCTACAAACCCGAGGTGCTGGGCCAGCCAGTCCAGGTTGAGGGGGTAGCAGGTATCCGGGTCGAGATATGTCCGGTAGAAATTATCCAAGGTGTGTTTGGTCCCGGACAGCAGATCGTCGGACCCGGACGTCAGCCACTTTGCCGGGGTGTCCGGCTCGTCGGGATTGTTATATGCCCCCTCGACCCCAGGCAATCTCCCGTATACCGGCCTCCCGATCCTGTCATCGACCGCAACCTTCGACCCCCGAATACCCGACATCATCACTTCAATCCCTGATTGATACAGGGTTGTTAACGCCCCATACGCAGTGATTAGGAAATCTCGATTTGTCTTATTAATCCCCGTAAATCTCTGATCCCACAACTCATCGATTTCGTCTGACACAAACTCGTACCAGGCCGGGTCGAGAACTCCCTGTAACGTATCAAGTAACCGGTCCCTGACCTCCGTTTCTACCTTCACTGTCGCCTGGTTCATTCCCAGCAACGCCCGGACGAAGTCGTCAACCGAATCGGTAAGTGAACGAACCGTAACCAGGTCCGCGTAGCGGGTAGTAATTACCCTCCTCGTAAATGTCTCCTCCGAGTATGTGTTCGGTGGCAGATATATGGTGGCGGGGATGCTCGCTACCCGGGAAACGTTCACCGTACCGGATCCAGCCGGCAAGCTAAACCGCCCACGGGTAACACTACGTAGTGTTACCCTATCCCTGCCGAATACGAAATAGTACAGGCCCGACACCGTCAGGGAGTCGTACCTCCAACGGTCACCGGCCACCCGTGTCAACGTACCAATCCGGCACTTCCCCACCTCACACCGGGTGTCGCTTTCACCATTTGCGCATGTCGCCCCGGCCATCGCGCAGTTTTCCCAGCCACTGGCGACTGAAATACCATGCCCCAGGACCGTTAGCCCACTACCGATTAGAACGGGGCGGATATGGGTGTGCGAGACCGATTTATACCGGTACCCATTCACACCCCTCTCCCCGTACACCGCCTCAATCTGCTCGTTACGGCCCGATGTCAACTTGTCGTCTAGACCGGTCCGGAAGTCAACACGCCCTAGGGTGTGGGAAAATATCTTGCTGGATTGGCGATTCTCGAACTCATAAACCACCCGTCCATACCCTTTAACAAAGGCAGGTGACAGGAGTTTTTTCGCCGCTCCTCGGTCCCACGTGCTATTAGACAACACGGTACAGGTCCTCGTACGTATAGGTCAGTGTGCTGAAGTCAACTACCGATGTGAGTGAAACTATCACCCTGTAAAGTCTGAATCCGGATGTTGAATCAGGTACCGAGAGGGGGGTGGCCGATACCCTATCAATTACTTGCTCGTACTCATACGTACACGTATCATTTACTTCGTCCTCCGTTCCTAGGAACCTCCCGCAATACCCATCAGTCGCCCCGGTAATGTCCGGATCGAGCGCCATCTGCTTAATATCCAGCACAGGTATGTCGACTACGAAATCGAGCGCCAGCAACTCCCTAAGTACGCTCGAGCCGGGTAGGTTGTTACCTAGTCCGATAGCTGATGGGTAGATGAGATCGGCCAGCAGGGTTTTGATCTGATTAGCGAGGGTGTCAGTGAAGGTGGTCGTCACCCTCGGGTCCCATTGGATGCTAGCGACCACCTCTACCGGCAATACGGTCGGCGCCGACAAGTACACCTTGACATCTAGGGGAACGCGATCCCGCAGTGATGTCAGAAGTAGGGATTGAGTCGGCACGCTAAGCTGGCTGCCATCGTCACCACCCGCCACCACATACACCCCCCGAGATTCAATACCAAACCTCTCCTCGTATGGCATCACCCGGACCAGTGTTGCCTCGGGTGCGATGGCGGACACTTCGCCCTCAAAGTCAGTCCGGGAGGTCAAGTTACGCCTACCAAACAACTCAAACGCCCTCAGCTTCATCCCATCAACGGTCTCGAGATCGGTGCCACCGGCGGCCGGAGCGTTATTCGTTACCAGATCGAGCCCGAGAAAGTTACGCTCAACACGTCCGATACTCCCGGCCGGCACATTATACACAGTGCCCCACCGCTCCGATTGAGCCGTAACGGTCGCACTCGATTCGGTCATCCGCACCTGATCCAGGAGTACGAATACTTGACCGGAGTTGGCATACACTTTTGTGCCGGAGGGGATGGTGACGGGCCGGGTGTACCCAGGGACCCGAAAAAACGTCACATCGACAAGCGCCCTGGACCCGATTCGACGCTGAACCCCCAGACTACGCAACCACTGGATGGTGACGGCCTCCGGCAGCGAATTCAAATAGTACAACAGTTCGGCTTGGGCAAATCCCTGCCCTTCGCTGATGGCCGCTAGGGGTGATGCCGGTGTGAAATCGGTCAACTGACCGCCCGACTCGATATGGATCCGGGACTGAATCGCCCGCACCAACTCATTCACATTTCGGCTATCAAGCTGTAACGGGAGTAACGGTCCGAATATCTCAGTTGCCATGGTAGTTAGTTATCAATCGAAGGTGGTAGTGCGGGGACGTTGGGAGTAGGGCAGACCGGTGTCGGCGTTATCAGCGGCGTAATCCGGCACCAGGGAGGTGTCGATAAAATCACCGTTTGAGTCGGTGGCCGGATCGTACACTGTGTACCCGTTCATCCCGACAACAATCTCGGAGAGATTTACGCTGTACATGATCTGGTCGGCCGGACTCATAGAGCCGATACCGCTCAGATCTTTCAGGGTGCCAATCGTACCCAGCCCGGCTATCGCCCGATTCGTACCACGGACATCTCGGATATCCGCTAGCGACATCAGCGCGGCGATTCCGGGCCGTAGGAGGTCGTCGAGCGGTTGGAGAGTGGCGTATCCCTGGTACCCCTCAGTAACCGACTTAACAATGCTGTCTGGCAGATTGGTACCGTCTGTCCCCATGCCCGGATACGCAACCCCGCTGAAGTAGTTAGCGGGGGTCAGATACCCGGTAGGAAAACCCACACCGGCGGAGTCGCTATCGAGACCGGTGCTGTCATCGAGATCAATGCGGGTCCCGGCCGGCAACTTATCCAGCTTGTTGTAGGTGACACTCGACGCCAACTGACTGTACAGATCGAGGTCGGATACCGAACCAACGAGGTGGTCTTTTACCCGCTGAGTGTCGAGTGTTATCCCCAACCCATCGAAAACGTATTCAAACGCATCGGTTAGGGATGACTCGTATGTCGCGAATTCGTTATAGGCCTGCAACACCCCCGAGTAAATCCTATCGGACCACACAGATAGCGGTTGGCCTTGGCCGTCTATAAACCGGGCGAAGTCCTGACCCCGACCGTACTCGGCCGTCAGCGCATCCCCCATACTGATCCGATCGAGGCGGTTGCCGATCACATCGCTGGGGGGTGTCGGTCCGAGGAAGCCCGTGACCGATTTGCGCCGAACCTGGTTAGCCACCTCCGGATACCGATCCGGGGAGCCGTAGGCTACCGCTGCCAGGCCGGATATTGTCGACCAGGAATCGGTCAGGTACGTTGCCACGGCGTAAATTCAGTCTTCTACAGGGCTTTCAACGGTTGAAAGCAGGGTAGAAGCTATTTATCCCGTGGAAGCAACCGTACAAACACTCACTACATCACTTCCCGGCGAGGAGCCGTTTATCGGTGATGGCGCCGATGGGGAATTGATTACCAATACGGCGGATGGCCGGGTGTGGGTAGCGGATGTTGCCGGAAACCCAATCGAGTTGGGTGGCGCATGCGTCAACCACCCCATCAACGGCAATTTGTTCGCCGGAAACTACATCGATCTCGATGTCACCAATCCGGACAACTTGCCGGTGCCAGTCCCCAACCCCAGCGATATCCCGGCGGGCTTTTATCGCGAGATCCGGATCCTGTTGCGGTTTGTCGGCACCCCGCTGGAGACGTTTACCACGTATTTCGACTACGATGTTGATTGGGGCGAGGGGGTAGATCCCAGCACCTACGCCGAGACCGGCGCCCTCGTACTTGTCGAGTTGTGTTCCTTCGGCCCCAGCCCCGCCTGGCTAGGCCGCGTCATCTGGTATCGCCTGCCCTAACACTCACACGTTGAAAGCCTTGTAGAAGAGCAATTATCCCATCCCGTCTGTGGAAAGAATCGTATTTCAGAACGGCCGCGCAGTCTCCAGTTCTTACCTTAATTCCGTACAGGAGGGGGCTAAGTTCACCGGCGACACCCGCACCAACTACTACACCGACCCTACCTCCGGTGACGAAGCCGGGTGGGAGATCGGTCAACGTGATGGTATCAAGGACTGGGAGATTGCCGATCCGCGGGTAGATATCGAATCGGCGTTGGGCCGTTCCGCCCACGACGGCATCGTACTTGGTTGGGACGCGACAACCTCGGAAGTGGTGGTACCGGGTGTGCCCGCTACCCGTCCCGCAGGATCCGGTGGCATCGGCGTAACCGTCGAGGCCGGCACCTTTATCGGCCGCGGTGGTAACCAGGTATCCTGGTCGCGTCAGCTTGTCCAGATCCTGGGGGGCGTTAACTCCGTCTCATACCTGTACGTCCTGGACGACGGCAGCACTCCGCTCACGGTTTCGATGGGCAATTCACTGCCCAGTGTGACTCAGGCCCATATCCCCCTGGCCCGAATCCGGCTCAATAGTACCGGGACCGCTCTAGCCACTGACCCGGTATCGGGTCAAGTTGTCGGCACCGGCTATATTGATATCCGCCCCAACACGTTTGTAGGTAATCTCAACACATATCCCCAAAACCTCACCAACACATCGATCAAGTCAGCGGACTACACCCCCCTTATCTGGGAGAGGGTCATTGCTGACACCAGCAGCGGTAGCATCATTGTCACGTTGCCCGAGTCTCCTAACGATTCGGATCGGATTGCTATTGTTGATATAAGTGGAACATTTGATCGTTTTCCGATAATCATTCGACAGAATCCCACCAGCACCGAGATGCTTAATGGGTCAGTGGACGATTGGATCGTCAACATCCGCGACGCGCACCTCGAACTCTTTTACCACGCGGCGACGGGACAGTGGAAATTTGAAGAGGCCCCGGGATCCGAGTGCAATCCGGTACTGGGGACGTTTCTGTCTTGCGGTGGGCGGGAGTTCATTGGTGATAGGGTCGCTACCGAGTGTCCGGATGGTGCCATTCTCCCCTCCCTTTAC